CATTGGAGCGAGAGGTGATGATGATGACCGGGAACAGCCACACCGCCCGACAGAAGCCGCCGGACTGGTCCTGGAAGTCGATGGCGGGCTGGCCGATCACCGCTGCAGGCACGCGGACGTTGTCGGCCACATGGGGATACGCCCGAAGGCCCTCCACGGCCTCGATCAGGTCGTGGAGGACTCCGGCGACATCTGTCGTCTGCTTCGAGGTAGTGCTCACGAGACGACCATCTTGACCCAAGGTCCTTCGAGCCGTGCCACATCACTGTCGAAGCCGGGGAGGGTGGCAGTGACGAAATCCCCTCCAGCGCCGGACAGCCCGACGACTCCCTCCGGCGACGAGCGCCGTGCCGCGAGGCGTTGCGCCCGAAGGAACAACGCCTCGCGGATGTCCGGCTCGTAGTCTGCCGCGCCTGTCCCGTCCACCGGGTACGTGACGACTCGGCCCTGCGCCCGGAGAGCCGCGTCAAGGCTCTCCTGGAGCACGACATCATCAGTCGTATCGGCGGGTTCGAGCCCTAGCCATGCCTTCAGTTCGGCGAGGGTGGGAGCGGCAGCCATCGGGGATCAGCCCTTGCGAGCCGCAGCGGCGACGACGGGAGCCCCGGCGGTCGCCTCGGCCAGCGCCGCCGGACGGGTGACGACGGTCTTGGACCGCTGCTCCGCCAGGGCGTCGATGATGTTCTCGGCGAAGTGCGTCCCGTGGCTGTCCGTGAGGTAGAGCGCGACGGACGACCGCTGGTAGTGGCTGACTCCGGCCTTGAAGTCGCCGACGATGACCGTGCCCAGCGTGGCGTTGGGGTCCACGACCGGGGTCATGCCCCAGTAGGGGTCACCCCGGAAGTTCTCCACGGACGCGAGGTCCAGAGCGACCAGGTCGTCGCTGTGAATCAGGAAGGCGTTGGGCGCGTAGCCCGCGTTGACCACCGCGGCCTTGCCCGCCCGGATCGCGCCGGAGAGACCGGTACCGGCAGGGCCGACGACGGCGGGGAGGGTCGCGGCGTTGATCGCGGCCTTCGCCTCCTGCTCGGCCTTGCGAAGCACGTCAGCCTGAAGCTCGCCGTTGATGTAGGCCACGACGGCGGGACCGTCTTCGGCCAACTGGCGGGTGAAGCTCGTGCGACCGGCGATGTTGTCGAGCGTGGTCGGGAGCACGGTCGGCTCCCACTCCACCTCCGGCTTGGTCAGGCCCTCGCCGACGACCGCCGCGCCACCGGCCTTGATCTTCCAGGTGATCGCGTCGATGCTGTTGCTCGACACCGGGATCACGCTGGTGAGCGGGATCAGGATGGGCGGAGGCGTGGTGGGGGTCAGGTTGTAGATCGGGTTGCTCGGCAGCGCCGGGGCCATCGAGACCAGGCTGTGCGGCAGCGCACGCTGCTCCACGTTGAACCGGCTGGACGTGCCCCGGATGCCTCGGTCCTGGTACTCCTTCCAGGCGTCGCTCCCGATGAACTGGGTGCCCCAGTCCTGCGGACCCTCGCTGCGCTGCTGCGGGATCGACGGGCTGCGGGAGAGACGACCGTCGAGCGCGTCGGACGCGGTCTGCGCCTCGAGCAGACCCGACAGCCGAGCGACCTGGGTGTCGAGGGTCTGCGCCCGCGTCTCCAGGTCCTTGAACGAGGCGTCTTCGGGGTCGAAGCCCTCGGCTGCGGCCATCGCGATCGCGGCGTCACGGGCACTGTCGCGGGCGGAGCGAAGCTGGTCAAGCTGCTCCATGATCGGGTTCTTGAGCTTCATGGCGTCCTCCAGGGGCGCTCGAAGGGGTCTGGTGTCCAACGAGCGAGAGGTACGCCGGGTTCTCGGTGCCACGGTGCCTGACGGGCCGGAGCGAATCTTCAGGCAGTACGTGCTCTTCGAGGGACCAGCCTAGTACCCGCTGCATCAACTGCGATCCCATCATACCACGATCCGGACAAGTTTGCTTTGACTGCCGGGGGCGAGGCGCGCGCCGATCTCAAGGGTTGCGTTGGTCACGCCACCATTCCGTCCGTGGTTGAACAGGAGCATGCAGGCCGATCCAGTGGCGACCTCATCACGCAGAACTATGAGGATCTCTTCTTCTGTCACCATGCCCTGCTGGCAGACGTTCTTCGACATCCGCAGCCGTGTTGGCGCGTTGGTCAGGAGCTTCCGCAGTCCTTTCAGGGTGCTCTCCTCCACCCCGGTCGCGGGAATACGTGCAAGCTGCCCAACCGCAGTGCCGATGAGGGACACGTCCGGCACGCCGGAGGTCTCTGTGGGCCTCCAGGCCCATCCGTCCGGGGCAAGCGCCAGGGCGGCGTCGTACTGCTCGCGCGTGAAACGGTAGCTGCCGTTGTGCATAGTGTTGAAGTACGGGCGAAGACGCTTGATTGCTGCTCTCTCGGCCTCCAGGACTTCCTTGCGGGAGGAGAAGTGCTGGAACTCGGCGGTGGCGACGAGATCCCACCAGACAGCAGTCCTGTGATGTGCATCAGCCCGCTCGGTATTCCGGGAGGTTACACCGATGTAGAGCGTAGCCCCGCGGGTGTCGCGGTAGATGTAGAGAGTTTCGGTTACAATGGTCATGTGCGTTGCCCCTCCTAGCGGGGTAGTGCTCAAGAGCCGGATCGGTGTCAGCCGATCCGGCTCACTTATGAGGTCAGGCTCTGCAGCCGCGCAATGAGATCGTCGTGTGCCTTGTCGGACTGCTCGTCGCGGGCCGACAGGACGGACGAGCCGACCTCTCCGTAGACGCCGTGCGCGACCAGGGCAGCGCCGAGAAGGTGCCCGCGAGCGTGGCTGATGTGGATGCCGTCCGGGCCACGGCGAGCGCTCATGTGCTTCTTCATCGCCCGGAACTCGATGCTCACGTCCTCGATGATCTTCTCGACCACCAGGGTGCGGGCCTCCTGCGCGTGGGACGTGGAGGAGAACCGCATGGTCGCGTAGGAGCCGTCCGGCAGGTCCTCCACCTGGCGCGCGCAGCCCACCAGGGGGCCGTTGTGGTCCAGCCACGCCTTGCAGCGGGTCGGCGCGTTGACAGCCGCCGCGAACGCGCCACGCTCGAAGACCTCCCACAGGTCGAGACCAAGGCGCACCTCACGACCGTAGGGAACCATGCGGAGGCGCACCTCGCCGTTGGCGTCATCCAGGTCGACAACCTCAGCGGAGCGGTGCTGCACCACCTCGAAACGACGTGGCAGTTCGATCGTGGTGGCCATCAGGCTGTCCCTTCTGTGGTGTCTGGTACGACGGTAAGGCCCGGTGCCTGCGGGGCTGCAGGCGGGGCCACGGGGGACGACTCTGCCTGGAATGCCGCCACGTCGACGTTGACCGCCTGGTTCAGCGGGACGAGAGCGGTCAGGGCATCCTCAAGCTCGCTGATCCAGGGGGCCAGACCGAACTGCCTCAGCCTGTCCCAGCTATCACTCACGTTGACGTAGGTGGAGGAGTTCGACAGAGAGACACCTAGTACCTCGGGCGGCAGGCCGAAGGCCATCGCCACATTGCCGATGCTCATCCGCATGATCGCGACGGCCTCGGCGTCAACCGGCGAGTAGCTAATCGCATGGAACTCTGTGGTAGCGTTCAGAACTGCGATACTTCGCCGGTCACCGCCGTGCGCGGCAAGCCACTTGGCCTTGAGCTCATCCGCCTGCGCCTGCTGCAGTCCGGGGGTCAGGCTCTTGAGATATCCGGCAGGCACGCCGGAGCGGAAGGTGCCACCCACGTAGTTGTCGATCGAGCTTGACAGCGCGAACGCGCTCGGACTCAAGCCGAACACACCGAGAGTAGAGCCGTCCTCCGCGACCGGGGAGAGCGGGTTCCGCAACACGCAGATGCGGTACTCAAGCTCTGCCGGGCCAATGAACGCGGAGCCCTCCCGGTCGAAAGTGATGATCTCGGTGCCGGTACCAAGCACCCAGTTGCTGTCCGGATCGATGGAGAGGGCTCCAGGGTGGACCTGCCGCATGGTACCTGCAACTGGTTCGCCGGTCACGTTCGGATTGTAGACGAACGCACCCTTGCCGTGCCAGATGCACGAGCGCAGGATCTCGCGGAAGAAGCCGCTGCGGGTCAGGCGGCGCGCGTGCGGGAAGGCAGCCATGC